GGCAAACTTCTCACACAATGATATCGTTAGGGAGAACACTGGATACATGAAAGAACCAGACAACAAGGTCGTAAGGTTAGACAAAAAGAAAAAGTAAATGATTCCAATCAAAGGGTACGCCACTTTTGATCCCTTGAAGCACTGCCTTATTGGAAAACACTTCAGCAGTGATTTCTTCAAGACAAATATAAAGAATGACAGGGTGTCGTCGCCTTTACAACGGATAGCAGATGAGACCGAAGAGGATTTTCAAAAACTTGATGAGATACTTAGATCCGCGGGTGTAGAAACCCACAGGGCCAAGATTGATGAGCACATATGGAACAATGACTTCAGGGGTAGACCACCGGTCTGTCCCAGAGACGATTTCGCCGTGATCGGGGAGACAATTTACGCCACAAATGTCAACAGTGTCCACGTGGGACATTTCTATGACCAGATATTCAAGCAAATCAAAAGAGAAAACCTATACCTCAAAAATAACATAGGATCCACACCTGTATCCACTGCGAACATATGTAGGCTTGGTAAGGATCTGTTCTGGGATTTACAGAAGGGTGATCCTTTGGAAATCGAACTTGCAGATAGGTGGCGTGGCGAAGGGTTCAGGGTACACACCACACACAGAGGTTACCACACTGATGCCAGTTTCTGCGTGGTCAAACCCGGATGCATCGTGTCCCTGAATGACATACAAGAGTACAAAGAGGAGTTCCCAGGATGGGAGGTGCTGTACCTGCCTGATCAAAGTTGGAGCAAAGTTTCGCCTTTCTTCGAAATCAAGGATAAAGTCAACGGCAAATGGTGGTTGCCTGGAGAAGAACAGAACGACCAACTGATCGAGTACGTCAACACATGGTTACAGGACTGGGTAGGGTACGTAGAGGAAACGGTCTTTGATGTAAACATGTTGAGCATCGACCAAGACACCATAATATGTAACACTCACAACAAAGAGGTATTTGATTTTTTCAAGAAACACAAAGTAGAACCGATAGTGTTTAACTTCAGGCATAGGTATTTCTGGGATGGAGGTATACACTGCATCACACAAGACTTGTACCGAGAAGGTAAAATGGAGGATTATTTTGGATAACGATGTATCTCCAGATGGGAAATGGAAAATAGTCATTGAAAACGGGAAATTCAAATGGATAGAGTTGACAAAGATGACAGGACAGTTTACAATACAAGAGTTAATTGAGGCAACAAAAAAGATAGCACCTGAGATATGGAAAAAATAAGATATTCAGAAATATTCTACAGTGTACAAGGAGAGGGCCGATTCGTCGGGGTTCCGAGTGTGTTCTTCAGGACATTCGGTTGCAACTTCCACTGCCATGGATTTGGTCAAGGCAGGGACAGGAGCAAATGGATACCAATTGAAAAAATGCCGTACAACACACAGGACATTTCAGATTTGAAACACATCTCTGACCTACCCGTGGTCAACATAGGTTGCGACGCGAGTGCGAGTTGGAGTTCCAGGTACAAGCATTTGGTAGACTGGGATCAAGTGGATGACATAGCAAAGAAAGTGACCTCATACACACCTGAAAACAAATGGACCTGCGACAACGGACAGGACGTGCATTTCATAATCACGGGCGGAGAACCGATGATGTGGCAGAGACAGATAGAAGCATTGTTACGCCAACCGGAATTCAATGATCTCAAAAACATCACTATAGAGACCAACTGCACACAGTCATGGAAAGACAACTTTGACAAATTCATGCACGGTCTGACTGCGGGCGACTACACCAAGGAGCCTGTACACGTGACATGGTCAACATCTCCTAAACTGTCAATATCAGGCGAAGCATGGGAGAAAGCCATACGTGCAGACGTGGCGAGGCAATATTCACGTATTCCCAACACACATCTGTATTTCAAGTTTGTTGTACAGGACGAGCAAGATCTCCGAGAAGTGGACGCGGCCAGAGAAGCATATGCGAAAGCGGGAGTGACCGGAGACATATATCTAATGGCGGTGGGTGCAACACAGGAAGGTCAGTCCAAGACTGCGAGTCAGGTGGCGGACATGGCAATGAAGAATGGGTTCAAGTATAGCCCTAGGCTACATGTTGATCTATTTGGTAATAAATGGGGAACTTAGGTAGACATAAAGGTAAAGATAAACTATAATAGTATTATGAAAGTCAAGAAAACAGCAAAGACAACAATCAAGAAGAAGAACAAAAAGGGTTCCAAGAAGAGCGAAGAACCGATGGTTAAGGTTCTCAACTTGAATGTAAATCCTGAGAACCCAAGGAACGGTTTCTTTGAACTGGACTGGAATGATGAGTTCGTGAACATGTTGCGACAATCTGGTTATCAAGGACAGAGCGAAGAAGAGATCGTTGACAGATGGTTCCAAACACTTTGTAGGACCATTGGCAACGAACAAGGCATAGACGTCACAGGTTCTGGATACGTGCAGATAAACAGAAGAGACGACGGCAAGACTGAGGTGTCGTAATGGCACACATCCTGGTAGACACAGCAAACACATTCTTCCGTGCTAGGCACGTGATCAGAGGTGACACTTCCGAGAAGGTGGGAATGGCCATCCACATAATGATGAATTCAATAAAGAAGGCCTGGCAGGACTTCGATGGCTCACACGTGGTTTTCTGTCTCGAGGGCAGAAGTTGGCGTAAGGATCATTACGCACCATACAAGCGGAACAGAAAAGAAACCATAGAAGCCATGTCCGAAAAGGAAAAAGAAGAGAATGAGGTATTCTGGGAGTGCTACGATGACTTCTGTGACTTCATCAAGACAAAAACAAACGCAACAGTTTTAAGAAATGCTAGGACCGAAGCAGATGATCTCATCGCACGTTGGATCGACAAACATCCAAACGAGCAACACGTGATCATAAGCACAGACAAGGACCTAAACCAACTTGTAGCACCAAACGTGAGACAGTACAATGGCGTAACGGAAGTGACGCTGACCAACGAGGGATGGTTTGACGCAAAAGGCAACCCTGTGATAGATAAGAAACTGAAGGCTCCAAAACCTGCTCCAGACACAGAATGGATGATATTTGAGAAGGCGATGAGAGGCGATCCAAGCGACAACATATTCTCAGCATATCCAGGAGTGCGTACAAAGGGCACGAAGAACAAGATAGGACTGCAAGAAGCATTCGCTGATCGTAAAGAGAAAGGGTATACTTGGAACAACTTGATGTTGAGCAAGTGGGTAGATCATGAGGGCAACGAACACAGGGTGCTCGAGGACTATGAACGTAACAAGTTGTTAGTTGACCTACACGCACAGCCGGAGGCCATAGTAGAAGAACTTGACCAAACAATAGAACAAGCAAAGGCTGAAAACAAAAGCATAGACCAAGTCGGAATCAGATTCATGAGGTTCTGTGCCAAGTACGATTTAAATAGGATCAGTGAGCAGGCCCAACTTTATGTGGAGCCTTTTAATGCGAGGTTGTTATCATGACAGTACGTGCAAAGACCCTAGTCAAAGACAAGTTTTGGATAGTCGAGCAAAACGGCCAGAAGTTAGGTACCCTTAGTAAGCAGGATGATAATGGTTGGATATTCCTAAGCAAACAAGACAAGCGTCAGGTGTTCCACACGCAGGAGAGCCTGTTCACACGTTTTGGATTTGAAATATTTGATGAATCTGATGTAAGGAAATCAGAAGACGAAGTACAAACGGATAATTTTGATGTACACGGATACCCTTGTAGTCAACATCCATACAACCCAATGTTTGATGTGCAGAAGCAGTTGCCGGTCTACACAAAGACTCCGAAGAGCAAGAGCCAGTTCTGTGCAGGATACTACATCATATGCTTCGAGAAGGGTTGGAGGAAAGCATACTGTCCCAAGATGATAACACTTTCAAGGTACGAGTACAAAGGCCCAATGAAGACCAAACTAGAAATGCAACAGGTATTGAACAATGCAGTCAAAGAATACCAAGATACAAACAAGACCAATTGAAGACCTCATAGGTAGGATCAGGACGCTTCGTCAGAAGGGCGAGAGACAGATCATCATACCTGCCAAAGAAGCGGACCAATTAGCGGATTCACTCACCCAGGTTATGACCCG